CGATTGTTATGACATTAACTGAAAAGCAGTTATTGACTAACCCTAATTATTTATTTGTGTTTACGAATAGGAGTAGTAATAATGTCATTAAATTCGTAGTATTAAACGCAGCAGATACAAGTTTATACAAAGACAGATTTAATCAGTTTAGCATAGTTACAAATACTAAGTTTAAAAACGCATTAGAAGGTCAGTACACATACGAAATATACGAACAGGCTAGTACTACCAATTTAGATATTACAGGCTTAAACAAGCTAGAAACAGGGATTATGTGGCTTTCAGGTTCAACCTTGACATATAACCAATATACAACAACAGACACTTATACAATTAGACAATGATAGATTTAAGAGTATTAACATTCGCAGAAGCCAAACAACCTGAATTCAAAGAGAAAAAGGGTATTGATGGCGGTTATATTAAATATGGCGAAAACAATGACTATCCTGAATATATAGTAGATTTATATAATAAGTCTTCTAAGCATAGTGCCATTATTAAAAGTAAGGTACATTATATTACAGGCAATGGTTGGTCAGGTCAGCCTGATGCACAGGCATTCATAGACAAAGCAAATAGAGTTGAATCTTTAAATGATTTAACTAGAAAGGTATCATTGGATATTGAAATCTTTGGTGGTTCATTTTTAGAAGTCATTTGGGATTTATCAGGCAATCTTGCAGAAATTTGGCATTGTGATTACACAAAGATGCGCACAAATAAAGATAATACGCAGTATTGGTATAAAGAAGATTGGAAGGATAACAAGGTAAAGCCTGAAGTAATTGCTGCATTTAATCCTAAGCAACCAACAGGTAAGCAGATTTTATATGTTAAGGAATACAGACCTAACATTGGTATCTATGGATTGCCTTCATACTTTGCTGCATTAAACTATATTGAATCTGACATTGAGGTATCTAAGCACATCTTAGGAAATGCACAGACAGGGTTTTCTGCTAGTAAACTTATTACCTTACCAAATGGTGAGCCTAATGATGAAGAAAAACGCAATGTAGACAATAGAATTAGAAAAACCTATAGCGGTGCAGATGGCAAAAAGTATATGATTGCCTTTGTTAATGACATATCTAGAAAGCCTGTTATTGATGATTTAGGTACAAGTGATTTAACAAAAGAAGACTTTGGTAAGATAGATGAATTGATTCAGACTAATATTTTTAGTGGGCATCAGGTAACTACCCCTTCAATTATGGGTATTGCTGAAGCAGGTAAGTTAGGCACTAGAACAGAAATGCGTGATGGCTATGAAATATTTAAGAACACTTATGTGAATGCTAAACAAATGCATTTAGAAAGTATCTTTAATATGTTAGCTAAATTAAAAGGGGTAACAAGTGAAATTAAAATTATCCCTACAGAACCAATAGGTATTGAATTTAGTGAAGCTACAATAGCAGCTAATGCACCTAAAGAATGGATACTAGAAAAGATTGGTATTGATATGACTAAATACGCACCTGTTGCTGATGCTGCTGCACCTGTACAGGAATTGTCAGTTAATGAACATATCAAAGGTTTAAAAGGTCGTGAATGGCAGAATATGCAGCGCATTATTCGTGAATTTTCTAAAGGGAAAATCAACAGAGAACAAGCTACTGCAATGCTTAAAACAGGATATGCTTTAAGTGATGAAGAAGTGAATCTATGGTTAGGTGCAGAATTAGATGCTGAATTTGCAGCGCAAGACTTTAGCGTATTTTACGAGTTTGGAGAAAGTCAAGATGCATACAATGTATGGAAATCAAAAAAGCGTTTTAGCGAAGAATCAGACTTCCATATGTTTGCAGATGTGAACCAATTAGAATCTGATATCTTAGACCAAATTGCAAAGCAAAAGGATATTACACCTGAAGTATTAGCAGAGGTTTTAGATGAAAGTGTAGATACAATTAATACTATTTTAAAAGACCTAGAAGATAGAAAGATATTAAAGGTTAGCGAAGAAAAAATAGGTAAAGGAATAAATAGCAACATCATTATTTCTAGGGAGTTGGTGCAACCATTAAGCAAGACAGTTGGTAATGTAAAACCACAGACTACTGAAATTTTAGTGCGTTATTCCTATGATTGGAAATCAGGATTTAATGATTCTGATTTATCAAATAGCAGACCATTTTGTAAAGAATTAATAAGAGCAAAAAAGCTATATAGTAGAAGCGACATAGAACAAATTTCAGCAAGATTAGGATACTCTGTTTGGGATAGAGCAGGTGGTTGGTGGACAATGCCTAGCGGTGAGCATAGCGAATCTTGTAGACACGAGTGGCGCACTAATATTGTTACAAGAAAAAAATAATTATGGCATACGTTTATAGACATATTAGGTTAGATAAAAATGAACCATTTTATATCGGCATTGGTAATAATGATTATAGAAGGTCTAGGTCTAAAAGAAGTAGAAATGATATGTGGAATAACATAGTTTCAAAAACTGATTATGAAGTTGAAATAATTTTAGATGGATTAAGTTGGGATGATGCTTGTAAAAAAGAAAAAGAATTTATTTCTTTATATGGTAGAAGGGATTTAAAAACAGGTATTTTATGTAATATGACAGAAGGTGGTGAAGGAACATTAGGTAGAAAGTTTTCAGATAATAACAGAGAAGAATTGATAAAAAGGAATATTGGGAACATTTATGCTAAAGTAAATAAAGGAAGAAAACAATCTGAAGAAACTAAAAAGAAAATAAGTTTAGGTTTACTAGGCAGAAGATACCCAAATGGATATAATATAAATAAAAAATAATAAGATGTCATTAAATACATTATTCATATCGGTACAGAGTATTAAAGATAGAACAGGTCTACACGCAAATGTGGATGAAAAATTAGTATTGCCTGAAATCAAGACTGCACAGGATATGTATATTTTACCTGCATTGGGTAGTACATTATATAACAGATTACAGGATGGAGTTAATAACTGCACCTTAAATATGGATGAACAAGGTTTATTAGATAACTATGTTACTGATTGCCTTATTTATTATGTAATGAGTGAATTGCCAATGGGGTTATCATATCAGTTTTATAACAAAGGATTGCTTCGCAAAGGTGGGGACAATCAAGAAAACCCATCAATGCAGGATATGATTGATGTGGCAAATAGATACAGGACTAGAGCAGAATTTTACAAGCAAAGATTGATTAAATATTTAAGACAGAACAACACAATGTTCCCTGAATATTTAAACTTTACTAGTGGAATAGACACAATAGTTCCTGATTTAGAAGGTTACACAACATCACTTTATTTAGAAGATGATTGTGCTTGTTGGGATAAAAAACCTTTATCAGAAAAATATCAAGGTAAAATAGGCTGCTAATATGAGCAAAGAAGCAAATATTAAAAATCAAAATAAGCTAAAAGTTTATTTAGAAAAAACAAAAAAGAATGACATTAAATCAAATAGTAAAAACAATAACAACATTCGCAAACAATCACGAGCAAATTAAGTTCGTGTATTTTGGGGATGTATGGGAAAGATTAAGTAATGGCGAAGTTACTTATCCTGCTATGTTCTTTACTTTAATTGATGCTCAAATACTAGCTAAACAAATACAATATAATTTTTCTATCTATGTAATGGATAGAATGTTAATGGAAGAAACAAACGAAACAGAGGTATTAAGTGATATGACTTTAATAGGTCAAGATTTGGTTGCTGAATTAAGAGACCCTATTTATAATTGGATTGCTAGTGATAATATGACTGTTTCTTTTTATACGGAATCAGACCCTGATTATTTAGCAGGTGTTAAAATAGACTTTTCATTAACATTATCTTCATTAAACGATACCTGTCAAATACCATAATATGCAAAGTAAAAAGATAAACGAATTAGGAACTAACGTATCCCCTTCTGTTAATGACTTAACGGTGGTAGGGGATGCAACAACAGGTCAATTAAAAAAAATTACATTAAATCAGATATCAGCTTTATTTGGTTCATCAGGTACTGTATCTAGTGTTGCTATGACTGTACCAACAGGTCTAACTGTAACAGGTTCTCCTATTACAACAAGTGGCACATTAGCACTTACTTTTGCTGCAGGATATTCTTTATCAACAACTGCTAAACAAACGGAATGGGATACTGCATATACCGATAGATTAAAATGGGATGGTAGTTCAAGTGGGTTAAATGCACCAACTGCAAGAACATCTTTAGGATTGGTTATTGGTACAGATGTATTGGCATATAGAACATTTGGTTCTGCAGCAAATAATAACACAGGGGATTTTGCAACTGCTGCACAGGGAACAAATGCAGATACTGCATATAGTTTAAGATTAACAGGCGCATCAACACCTTTAAGTATTTCAGGAAATATTATAAGTATAAGTCAAGCTAATACATCTACAAATGGATTTTTAACTTCCACAAATTGGAATACATTTAATAACAAAATTGGTGGGTCAGGAACAGCAGGTAAAATACCTGTATTTACAGATACAAATGTAATTGGGAATAGTACAATTACAGAAGCAGAAGGTGGAGTATATATTGATAATTATTTATTTAGTGGACTTCCTTATTTTTCATATAATAATGCTTTAGCAGCTTCATTTAGAATTACAAGCAATACAAATGGGAATCAAGTTAGATTAGCATTTGGAACAGTATCAGGTGTAAATAATTATTCTAATATTGTTACAACAATAGTTGATAATTCTTCAGATACAAAAGGTAGATTAGATTTTCAAGTAAGGAGTGGTAATAATTCGTATGCTACACCATTATCTTTAGCATATACAGGTGCTGCTACTTTTGAAAGTAGTGTAACCGCTACATCATTTATTAAAAGTGGTGGAACATCTAGTCAATTTTTAAAAGCAGATGGTTCAGTAGATAGCAATGCATATATTACTAGCATTACATCAGGCAATGTTACAACTGCATTAGGCTATACACCATACAATGCGACAAACCCAAATGGTTATATTTCAAGCATTACATCAGGTAATGTAACAACGGCTTTAGGTTATACACCTTATAATGCAACTAATCCTGCAGGATATATTACAGGGATTACAAGTGGTAATGTAACGAGTGCTTTAGGATACACACCATATGATTCTACCAATCCTAGTGGTTATATTACTTCATCAGCATTGAGTTCTTATCTTCCTTTAAGTGGTGGTACTTTATCAGGCAATTTAATTGTAAATGGTTCTACTAATACACCTTTAAAAATAACAGGTACAGAGCCATATATGGAGGTTCAAGCTAATGGTTCAACTAATGTATGTGGAATTAAATTATATCCTTCAACAAATTATGATGCCTATATTGGTAATTATACAGGTGGTAAATTATGGTTAATTGCAGGTAATGCTGATAATGCTTATGTAGCACAAGATGGTAGTTTATACAATAGAACAGGAACTTATGGAACTATTTCAGATATTACATTAAAAGAAAATATTGTTGATACTACTCCTAAGCTACAGGATATTTTAAAATTAAAAGTAAGAAACTTTAATTTCATAGGAAATGATAAAAAACAACTAGGATTTATTGCACAAGAATTTGAAGAAGTATTCCCTAATGCAGTAGACACTGATACAAGTCATGGAGAACATTATGGGAAGAAAGTAGTAAAAACAACTGTATTAATTCCAATGTTAGTCAAAGTAGTTCAAGAACAAAATGAAGTTATAACGAATTTAACAGAAAGAATTAATAACCTAGAAAAATTACTAAATAAATAAATTAAAATAATATGTCTTGTTCAACAACAATTGCAGATTTAAGACCTGCACAATATAATGTCCAAATATGGAGAAACGATACTTGGGCGCAGGTATTTGCTATTAGTGCAAATAATGTAGCGGTTAATCTATCAGGTAGTACAATTACTATTCAGGTAAGAAAGACTGCTAATGCTTCAACTATTGATTTAACCTTATCAACTGCTGATAGTTCAATAACTATAGGGGGTGTTAGTAACAATCAAATTACTTTAAATAAGCAAGTAACTATTGCTGCAGGAAGCTATTTATATGATATGAACGTAGCTTTTCCTAGTGGCGAAGTAAAAACATATGTTTGGGGTACTTTTTTTGTTCAAGAAGATATAACTAAAATCTAATGGCAGATATTAACGTAACAGAGGAAATAATAGATATAAACGTAACTGAAGAAGTTATAACGATTGAAGCACCTACAGGTGCATATCCTTTTCCTAATGCGGTTTATTCTGTATTTGGAAGGGTAGGCGCAATAGTATCTGCTGAAGGCGATTATAATTTAACACAATTAGGTGATGTAACTTTAACAAGTCCTGCAAATGGTCAGGTATTAAAGTACAATGGTACGCAATGGGTAAATAGTACGGATGCTGACACAGGCATAACTACTTTAAATACTTTAACGGCATTAAGTCAAACTTTTGCTACAGGCACAAGTGGTACTGATTTTAATATATCAAGTGCATCAAGTACGCATACTTTTAATTTCCCTAGTGCTTCGGCTACTAATAGAGGGTTATTAACAAGTGCAGATTGGAGTAATTTTAATACGGCTTATAATGATTCTATTATAAGTGCAGCGGTTACAGGTACAACAACTAAAACATTAACTTTAAATCAACAAGATGGCGGAACAATAACTGCTTCTTGGACTGATATAAATACTGATGCGGTAACAAGTGTATTTGGTAGAACAGGTGCGGTTACTGCTCAAAGTGGTGATTATACAACTACTCAAGTTACAGAAGGTACAAACCTTTACTTTACTAATACAAGGGCGCAAAACGCAATAACTTTAACAACAACAGGAACAAGTGGTGCTGCGACTTATAGTGGTGGTACTTTAAACATACCACAATATCAAGGGGTTTTAACTAACCCTGTAACAGGTACAGGTACAACAAATACTTTACCTAAGTTTACTGCTGCTTCTACAATAGGTAATAGTAATATTACAGATACAGGTTCTTTGATTACTTTAGGTTCTAATAGCTTAATAAATGGTAATGTTGGTATTGGTAGTACACCAACAACAACTATTGGTTTATTAATTAGTAGAAATATTACAGGAGGAGTTACATCTTATGGAACTTTTTCAAATGGAACTATTCAATCGGATGTAACTACTACTGCAACATATCATGCTACTTTTATAGGAACTGCAGCGGCTTCATTTACTGTAAATAATGCT